TATATACAAAATGGCGACAAACAATGTTTTAGATGCAGTTTTGGCTCAGTATGAGAGTTCAAAACAAAGTGGTTCTTCTTCCACTTCAAAATTCACACAAGAAGAAAGAATGAAAAAGTATTTCGCGGCAATCCTTAAGGATAACGAAAAACAAGGTCAACGAACAATCCGTATTTTACCTACAACTGATGGATCATCTCCTTTTAAGGAAGTTTGGTTTCACGAAATCAATGTTGATGGTAAATGGCAGAAGTTCTACGATCCAGGAAAAAATGACAATGAACGTTCACCTTTGAATGAGGTATACGACGAGTTAATGTCAACAGGTCGTGAATCCGACAAACAATTAGCGATACAATACAAAGCTCGTAAGTTTTATATTGTTAAAGTAATTGATCGTGATAACGAAGGTGATGGTGTTAAATTTTGGAGATTTAAACACAATTACAAACAAGAAGGAATCCTTGACAAAATTATTCCGATTTGGAAAGCAAAAGGTGATGTTACCGATTCAGATAATGGTCGTGATTTAATCCTTGAACTTACAAAAGCAAAAACACCAAAAGGTGCGGTATATACGGTAATTCAAACCGTTATGTATGATGATCCAAATCCTACACACGAAGATTCAAAACAAGCGTCAGAATGGATCAATGATGATTTGACTTGGGAAGATGTTTATTCTAAAAAACCTGTGGAATATCTTGAAGCAATCGCTAAAGGAGAAACTCCACGTTGGGATTCCGAAAAAGGTGGATACGCTTATTCAAACAATGAAACTAATGAAGTTTCTATGGGAGGATCAAAAGCAAAATCTATTAATGAAGTTGCAGATCCACAATCAAATTCTGTTGAGGACGAAAACCTACCATTCTAATTAAACTTTAACATAGACACTTGGACAGACTGAGTGTCTATGTTTTTTAAAATCAAAACAAATGAGTAAAATTGCAGAAAAAATGTATGAGGCATTGACCTTAAAATATCGCGCAGAAATGGCGGAATATGAAACAACATTATTGATTTATTTGACTTCGGCTGTTGGAATCGGTGAACACCCACAACATCTTGAAGAGATGGATAAGTTAGTTGATAAATTTGCAAACGCAAAGGATAAACTTGATTCATTGGAACAAATTCGTAAATATAATACCGAAATTACAAAATAATATGGCATCTATAAGAAAAAGAGAAATATCTTTGGAAACAATCAAAGGTAAATACTCAACAAAAACAAAATACAAACCTGAAAGTTTTTATAATTGTGGGGAGGCCTTTATGGAAGCTTGCGGATTACCAGGACCTGTTATGGGTGGGATTAGTATGTTTTTAGGGCATTCAAACACATCAAAAACAACAGCAATGATTCTTGCTGCGGCGGATGCACAAAAAAAAGGTCATTTACCAATTCTTATTATTACTGAGAAGAAATGGTCTTGGGAACATGCGATTGAATTAGGGTTACAAGCAGAAAAAAACGAACTTGGTGAATACGATGGGATGTTTATATTCAACGACTCTTTCGATGTTATCGAACAAGCGACTGAATTTATTAACAACATTCTTGATGCCCAAGAAAAAGGAGACATACCTTATAGTTTATTATTCTTATGGGATAGTATTGGATCTATTCCTTGTCAAATGACTTTTGATGGTAAAGGTGGTGGAATGCATAATGCTAAAGTATTGGCAGATAAAATCGGAATGGGAATTCATTCGAGAATATCTAAATCAAAAAAAGAAGAACATCCATATTACAATACTATGGTTATATTAAATCAGCCATGGGTACTTCTTCCTGACAATCCATTTGGTCAACCTGAAATTCAGGCTAAAGGTGGAACTGCGGTATGGTTAGCGAGTAGTTTAGTGTTCTTATTTGGTAATCAAAAGAAAGCAGGTATTAGTCACATCGACGCAACCAAAAATGGTAGAAAAGTATCTTTCGCAATTAGAACAAAGATTTCTATTTTAAAGAATCACGTCAATGGACTTGGTTATAAAGATGGTAAGATTATTGCAGTACCACAAGGATATATTGTTGACACAAAAGAATCGTTGGATAAGTATAAAAAAGACTATTCTGATTATTGGGAGACAAAGTTAGGTTCGTCTGATTATTTATTGGATGAATCTGTTGAAGAAATCGAAGATTAGTAGTATATTTACAAACAACTTAAAAATATTAAATGACCAAAACACTTATTGTTGATGGTAACAACTTATTAAAAATTGGATTTCACGGAGTTAAAGATTTCTATAATAATGGGGAACACGTTGGTGGAACTTGGCATTTTCTTAATACAATCCGTAAATTTTTAGAGGAAACTAACTTTAACAAAGTTATGGTCTTTTGGGATAGTGATACAAATTCGTCTCAAAGAAAATTATTATACCCCAAATATAAAATGAATCGTAAGTCTTCTCCAGATAGTGAGGAGAAGACCGATTCATTTAACAAACAAAAGACAAGGGTTAAACAATATCTTGAAGAGATGTTTATAAGACAATTAGAGGTTGAAAATTCGGAAGCGGATGATCTTATTGCCTATTATTGTCAAGTATCCTTAAATGAAGAGAAAACCATATTTTCAAGCGATAAAGACTTAACTCAATTAATATCTGAAACGGTATCAATTTACTCCCCAAACTTAAAGGCATATTATAAATTTGGTGATAACATTAAATTTAAAGATTGTTCAATTCCACACTATAATGTTATGACTTTTAAAGTCCTTGCTGGTGATACATCAGATAACATTGATGGGATAAGTTTATTGGGGGAGAAAACTTTAGTTAAATTTTTTCCTGAAATACTTGATTCAAAGATATCTTTTACTGATATTTTAACAAGAGGAGAAGAATTATTAAAAGAAAACAAAAAAATTGTGGTCTTAAATAATCTAATCAACGGAAAAACAAAGGAAGGGACATTAGGAAACGAATTCTTTTTAATAAACGAAAAAATAGTTGACTTATCAAACCCTTTAATTTCTGATGAAGGAAAAGAATTAGTTGAAATGTATCATTCGGAGTCGATGGATCCCGACGGACGAGGACATAGAAACTTAATTAAGATGATGATGGAAGACGGATTTTTCAAGTATCTCCCAAAAGGGGATGATAATTGGGTGATATTTTTGAAACCATTCTTAAAATTATCAAGAAAAGAAAAAACAAATTTTAGAAACAAAAAGTAAAAACAAATTTATGAGAGATCAAGATGTAACGAAGATAGAATTTTTGTTAATGTGTAATGACAACATTGTAGTACAACGATTTTTTAATGTGAAAGGTTTTAATAAAAACGCACATAAATCGGAAGAATTTTATGAATATATTCGTTCATTCGCAGAAGGACTTCAAAGAACTTTAAAGATGAGAAGTATTGTGTATATGATGGATAATCAGTACGAAATTAAGGAGAATCCTGAGATGTTGAACACATCAATAACGGATGGTCCTGAAAACTTTAATATATATATTAAGGTCGGAGACCTGACAATTTGTCAGAGAAGTTTTAATGCTAAACTATACCCACCAAAGGTAAGATACACCGTAGACCTACGTCCGCAACTAAAAGGTGTATTAAGTGAACTAACTGACATTTTTTCAGGTAAAAACTTTAATTTTTATTATCCCGAATTTATCCAAAACTAATAGTATTTATCTTTACTAACAGAAGGAAAAATTATGGCGACAAACAAAAATTTTGAGTATTTGGGGAATGTATTTCAGTTACAATTACTTAACCAAATTATCTTAGATAAAGAATTTTCACATTCAATTATTGATGTGATTGAGAATAATTATTTTGAGAACAAATATTTCAAAATAATTGTTCAGATGATTAGGGAGTATTATGTGAAATATGATCATACTCCATCATTTGAAACATTAGAACAGATTACCAAATCTGAATTACAACAAGAGATTGCATCCAAGATAGTATTGGATACAATCAAGAAAATTAAGGACGCACCTATTGATGGCGTATCTTTCGTACAGGAAAAGGCGTTAAAGTTCTGTAAACAACAAGAACTACAAAAGGTTATGACTAAGGCTCAAAAAATCATTGATGGTGGTGAATTTGAGAACTATGATGCACTTGAGGAAATGGTTAGAGGAGCACTACAAGTAGGGGCTAAAGATACAAGTTCTATGGATGTATTCTCTAACATTGCACAAGTTCTTGAAGAGGATTATAGACACCCAATCCCAATGGGAATTGCGGGTATTGATCGTCTAATGAAAGGTGGTTTGGCTAAAGGTGAAATTGGTGTAATTTTGGCACCAACAGGTGTGGGTAAATCTACGATATTAACTAAGATTGCGAATCACGCATTTAATTTAGGTAATAATGTATTACAGATATTTTTTGAGGATAATCCTAAGGTAATTCAAAGAAAACATTACACTCTTTGGACTAAAATTCACCCTGACGAATTGTCAGAAAAGAAAGAGGAAGTGATTCAAAAAGTAAAAGAAATTGAGGAATCTATGCCGAATAAATTAATTATGAATAAACTACCTTCGGATACCGTTACTATGTCTCAAATCAAGAATCAAATTAGAAAAATGGTTGCGGATGGAACTAAGATTGATATGGTATTACTTGATTACATTGATTGTGTAGTACCTGATAAAAATTTGGGTGATGAGTGGAAGAGTGAAGGGTCTGTAATGAGAGCATTTGAGGCTATGTGTCACGAAATGAATTTAGTTGGATGGACGGCAACTCAAGGTAACAGATCATCAATATCATCAGATGTGGTAACAACAGACCAAATGGGTGGATCTATTAAGAAAGCTCAAGTTGGACACGTCATTATTACGGTAGCAAAATCATTAACACAAAAAGAAATGAAATTAGCAACAATTGCTATTACAAAATCAAGAATCGGTGATGATGGTGTTGTATTTGAAAATTGTAAATTTGATAATGCGATGTTAGATATTGATACTGAAAGTTCAATGACTTTCTTAGGGTTAGAAGAAAAACAAGAGGAAAGACAACGAATGAGAGTTAAAGAATTGTTGGAAAAAAGACAACAACGACAAAAAGACGAAGGTAAAACTAATTAATTTTGATAAAAAATATGGAAAATAAAGAAAAAATATTAACTGAAAATCCTGACCGATTTGTGATATTTCCAATAGAACACAATGATATTTGGGAATATTACCAACAACACCAAGCGGCATTTTGGACAGCGGAGGAAGTTGATTTATCTAATGATATAAGAGATTGGGAAAATTTAACAGATAACGAAAAATACTTTGTTAAGAATGTTTTATCATTTTTTGCTGCATCTGATGGTATTGTTAACGAAAACTTAGCTGAAAACTTTATTAAAGAAGTTCAATATCCTGAAGCTAAATTCTTCTACGGATTTCAAATTATGGCAGAAAATATTCATTCATTAATGTATTCATTGTTGATTGATACTTATATCTCTGATGCTGAAGAAAAGGATGAATGTTTTCACGCGATTGATAGATTACCTGCGGTTCAGAAAAAAGCGACTTGGGCGTTAGATTGGATTCAAAATTCAACATTCCAAGAAAGATTGGTGGCATTTGCTGCAGTTGAGGGTATATTCTTCTCAGGATCTTTTTGTTCAATTTTTTGGTTAAAATCAAGAGGTATATTACAAGGACTATGTAATGCAAACACATTGATTTTTAAAGATGAGAACTTACATTGTGATTTTGCGATTCATTTGATAAATAATCACATTGAGAATAGACCATCCGAAAAAAGAATTAAAGAAATTTTGTTATCTGCGTTAGAGATTGAAAAAGAATTCATCACTGAATCATTACCGGTATCTTTAATTGGTATGAACTCAAATCTAATGAAACAATACCTTGAATTTGTTACTGATGGTTTATTAGTTAAATTTGGTTGTAAAAAACATTTTAATGTAGAACAACCATTTAAGTTTATGGAACAAATTGCGGTTGAAACAAAAGGTAATTTCTTTGAATCAAGAACAATGGAATATCAAAAAGCAAAATTGAATGAAACGATTACGTTTGAAGAAGATTTTTAAATATTAAAAAAAATATGATGTCACTTAAAATATTAAAAAGAGATGGGGATAATGTTGCATTTAACCCACAAAAAATTTACAATAGAGTTAAACGATCTGCAAAAAGTTTGAATGTTAATTCAGATGAGATTTTTATCAAAGTTATTACTTCAGTACCAACTGAGGGTGAAATAACTACAAAAGAACTAGATAAACTAATCTATGAGATTGCAGCGTCATACACTGGTAGTCACCACGATTATTCAAGATTAGCGTCTTCAGTTGCAATTTCTGCGTATCACAAAGAAACTAATCCAAGTTTTTCTGAAACAATGAATTTGTTATCCGGTGATGGTATCATCAATGAGAAATTAATTGAAACAATTAAAGAATATGGTGAAGATAAAATTGATGAGATAATTAATCACGAAAATGATTATAATTTTGATTATTTTGCGTGGAGATCATT